TAAATGGTTTGATAAAGATTTACCACTCAACCAAGCTAGAGCGAACGCTATTATCTATGCAATTGCAAGAGCACGTAAATCATCAGGCCGACTAAACTTAGATGATATTGAGCGTGCAGCACAAGATTTAAACTTATTTGGTTTTACATCTGCCGCTTCCGTTATTACAAAATTAGAATTTCTAGAAAACGACTTACGGATGGCAAGAAATGCCGCTTACAACAGTCTAGCTGTTATTCCTGGTTTTGAAAAAGTATATGAGAATATGAAAAATCTTGGATACGCAGAAATTAATTTTGATAGATTAAGAGACTCTGCAGTGGCTGATCCTGTGGGAGGACAGCCAAAAGTTAACTTTAATTTTACTGTCAATACTGACGGTACTCTGACACAGAACTAATGGCTACAGTAACTTTAGATTTATCTCAGTTTGGTATTACAGGTTTAGGTAATGTTACTCTTAATAATGTTCAAGAAACGGTAGAGGGAAAAGGAGTTAATGAATTTCCGCGTAACGAAGCAGAACGTGCATATGTTAAACAAATACTAGAACAAGTTCAAACGTATCAAAAAGCACAAACAAATATTCCTGAAAACATGCGTGATGCGTTAGCTGATTACGAAAAACAAATACAAGCTGAACAAGCGCGGATCCAAGATCCTATTGGTAGTTACCTAGCAGGAGTAAAAAAAGAAGCACAACAAGGACCAGGATTGATAGCAGGTTTGTCTGAGTTTGGTGATATTGGACCAGGTGGTGATCCTTTTGAAATAGAAAAAACTTTAGAAGG